CTTTAGTGGAGTTAAAATCTTTAAAAAAAAAGATGCTTGGTCAGAACAATTTAGGAGAGAAACACATGAAAACGAGTAAAGAATGGAGTATAAAACACGAAGGTCCATTAAATAAAAATAATATTGTTTTTAAAACAGGATTAGCAAAAGAACCAATAAATACTGATGAATATGATAATGCAGAAACTTGGGAAGAACTTGACAAATTTGACAATACACACGAATCTGAAAGCAAAGATATGGATGATATGTGGGTATGTGACTATTGTGGTTCGGAAGAAGTAGAAGAACAGGTATGGAGAAATATGAATACCAAGGAAGCAACAATAGGCAATGATTATCATCAATGTGTAAATTGTGAAGAAATGTGTGTGCCAATGACATACTTTGACTGGCAAGAAAAGATTGCTGAAGAATGTGGAGGCAATAAAGATGAATATGATAAAATAATGGACGGGAGTCGAGCATAATGGACGGGAGTCGAGCATGAATAAAACAGAAGCGCTAAGACCAGGAAGTGGTAAAGCACATTGCAGAGGATTATCTAGAAAAGATTATGCTGTTGCAAATAGAATGATGAAAAATGGAATAATAACAGAAGCTGAACTTATAGAAGCAGGAAAAATATTACCAAAAGGTGTACAAGGTCCTGGAACCAGTAAAGCTTACAAATGGTTTATGGAAGCTAAGGTATGATTACAAACAATTATAGAATCTTAGAAAACATAAAATCAAATCTAATGATGGTAAGAGAAGCACTAGATTCTGAAAAGAGAGTCAAAAATAGACACTTTATAACAGATAGATTAGTTGGTGACATTGCTAGCAGATTAGATGTTGGTGCTAAACGCTATGGTGAAGAAGTACCAATAGAAGAAGATGATGGTAGAGATATGGGATTAGAAGCATACGAAGAATTATGTGATGCAGCAGTATATCTATCATCATTAACATTAAAACTAAAGCAGTACGATGGTGATGATGAAAAGTTAAAGAAAGAAATAGTTTCTATAAATGGTGTATTTTTCTATATATTATATCAAACAGTTATTTTCTTAAACTCATACGAACCTAAAAAATAATATATAATGCACACAAGCAAACGCTTGACAATAAGGTTAACTAGTCACTAATCGTCAGGCGTGAGCATAGCTCACGATCTGACTATAGTTAAATCTATGGTTTTAGAGCTAAGTGTGCATTATAATAAGATAAACTAATTATTGGATTAGTGAGTTACTATGTGTAACTTGCTAGTCTAATAATAATAATAAAGGAGAACTTATATGAAGTTCAAAGGTAAAGAATATACCGAAGTAAAAGATAGACTTATCGCATTCGCAGATGAGTTTCCACAAGCCTCAATACAAACAGAACTTGTAAGTGTTAATCAAATTATTGATTCACCTACAGGAGAAACATGTAACGAGTATGTTGTAAAAGCAACAGTAATACCAAATCCACTACAAGAACCAGAATGGTTTTATGTAGGTCATGCAGCTGAACGTGATAACACAGGATTTGTAAACAAAACATCAGCACTAGAAAACGGAGAAACATCAGCAGTAGGTCGTGCATTAGCATTTGCAGGCTTTGGTGGTGACTTTGCTATTGCTAGTAAAGAAGAAGTAGATAATGCTAAAGCAAAACAAAAAGTCATTAATCCTACTATCAAATCATTAGAAGCTATGGACAAGCTAGCTAATTCAGGAATACTATCAGATGAAGATGTATTACGTTATAAACAAAAACGTGGTGCAGGATTCTTTGATACCAAACTAAAAGTCCAACAAAGTACAGAATACTTTGAATCATTAACTAAAAATAAAGGAGCTAAATAATGGCTATAACAGGAACAAGAACCCCTAATAATGCAGGTTCAAAAAAAATGAGAAATTTCTTTGTTAATAATTGCACAATTGAAAGTGCAGAACAAATTGATTCTCCATACCATGATTGCAGTGTACATCTTAAACTAGTAGATGATAGCAATGGTTATAATTATAACTTATTTGTAAATCAAAACTTTGAAAAAGATATTGCAGGAGTAGTAACTGAACTTAAATACCCAGATAACCTAAACTTACTATATGTAGGTAGTGGACAAGAACTAGCTGTGTCTGATGCAGGCATAGTAGATTTATCATCTTTGGTAGGTAAACAAATTGCAGTAATTAACTACTTATCAAACGGTAAATATAAAAAACAAATTTGGCAAAAAGTAGGTTCTATAAATGATACTGATTCATTAATAGCTGAATTTGAAAAATCTGTAGAAGCTGGATATCCAAAAGATTTTATTGGGTATACATCTAATGCAGAAGAGGTTAATGACTTAAAAGCAGAAATGCTAAAAGCTGTTACACCTAAATCAGACGGAATGCCATTTTAATGACATCTGAAAAGATAATCATAAAGTGGTTGTCTAGTCGTGTTAATTCTTCAGACCCATGGTTTTATACATATAACTTTGAGTCTGAAGTACCGACATATGGTAGACTAGCACACCAAAAAGTACATACTGCAAGTACATATTCAAGAGCATTTAGAAAATTACGTGAAAGTAATACTTTAGAACGCTATGGATTAAAATTAGAAGAAATAAAACATAATGATAATGGAGCAATTAAAGGATGGAAAATAGTCAAAAGTACGTAGAGTATGTTGAGAATAGCATCTCTAATAGAAATCAAATTATTCCAATAGAACTTTATCATAATGCAATAAAACTTACTGCGTTTACAGAAAAAGAAAGTTATGGCTCATATTATAGTCACGATAAATCTTTGTATGATTATGTAAGCACAAACAGTAGTTTAAAAGGGTATGAAGGGTTAGTCTATGTAAATAGACTAATCCTTGATATCGATAAAAACGGATTAGATGATAACGAGTTATATGAACTTGTAAAAAATCATATAGGAGAATGTATAGACTTTGGCATTAAAGAAAAACATATAAATCTATGGTATAGTGGAACAGGTTTTCACATAGAACTATTAGATGTATTTGGTTTTCAACCAGCAAAAAATATACACGAAAAAGTAAAACAAACATTGACAAAACACTTTAGTTTTGCTGATAGTATTTACGATAAAACTAGAATTATAAGAAGCAATTGGTCTTATAATACTAAAACAAAAGCATACAAAATATATATTCCATTAAAATATGTAGATGACTTATCAATGGAAGATGTAATCGATGCTGCTCAATCAGCAGAATCTTACAAATATTACACCGAAGAATATAATGACTGGTTTTTAGAACTTAACAAACCAGGAGTAACAACAGAACCTTACTTGCAAACACAGGTTGTAGATGCACCATTTGTTATTAAAAAAGCAACAAACAAAACATCTGAAACAAACTCGGTAGTAACTTGTATGCAACATGTTTTCAATGAAGGTCCACTAGAAGGCTCTAGACATCAAAAAGGTATGCGTATAGCTTCGTCTTATAGACGTGCAGGTATACCATTTCTTGCTACATTAGCAGCTTTGTATGAATGGAATAGTGGAAGTATGTCTGATAATCAAGTATCTAGAATAGTAAATGATATATATGAAGGAAATTATCAATATGGATGTAATGATATTATTATGTCTGAGTATTGTGACTCTAAATGTATTTACTATAAAAACAAAAACTATACTTTAGATATTAAAGGTATAGAAGAGTTAGAAGATGCTTTTACAGAATACATACAAAAAGACTTTGCTAAAAAGTCTATTAATATGGCTAATGTGTTTCCAGGATGTGCACCATACGAACTTAAACCAGGAGAGTTAGTAATATTCTCAGGAGATACAGGTATGGGTAAAACAGCATTTGTACAACACATTGTAGCTAAAGCTAAAAAAGATACTTTGTTTCTATCACTAGAGATGAATGAGTACTTAACGTTTCGCAGATTTGTTCAAATAGTAGCAAATAAAACAAAAGAGTGGGTAAATAATACATATCTTTCAAATGAAAATACTTCATTTAAAGAGTTGTTATCACATATTAAGATAATGACAATTCAACCACAAATTGATGCAGTAAAACGTATAGTAGCAGAACATCAACCTAGCGTTCTTGTAGTAGATACTACAGACGAATTGCAAGTAGAAGGTTATAGAAATGATATACAAGAGCAAAATATGAAAATTGATGCACTAAAAAGTATAGCACAAAAGAATAATACGCTCGTATTAGCAATACATCATATTAACAAAAGTTCAGCAACATCTGGACAACTAGGAATACATTCATTAAAAGGTTCTTCCAACGTTGTACAAAAAGCAGACAAAGTTATTATGATAAAAGGTGCAGATAGAGATGACAAACATAGATTAGTAAGCTCTGTAAAATCTCGTGATGAATCACCACTAGAAATGTTAACTAAGTTTCACTATGAAACAATGTCATACGAAAGGATAGAGGTATTATGATAGACAAAATAATAAGACTAGAAACTATGGAAGAGGATAATCATATAATGCAAAAACTTATATTATTATCAATATTTAGCATAGGTGTTTTTGTAGCAAATAAAAGCGGACAACATATGACGTTTTCATTTGGTATAGGACCAATAGAAATGGAATGGGGTATAAGGCTATGGCTCACAGAAACAAAATAAGAGGTAATAACCTTGAACGTGAATGTGTAAATATAGCAAAAGAAGAAGGGCTCTCTGCAAAGAGGGCCTATGCTTCTGATGGTAGAGCACTAGGAAAATCTGAAAAAGTAGATTGTATGGTAGAGGAATACTGTATACAAGCTAAAAGAAGAAAGAAAGTAGCACAATGGTTATATCCAGAGAATCACGCTGAAGATGTAGATATTGTAGTTACGAGGATGGACCGTAAACAAGCATTAGCTGTATTACCATATTCCGAATGGATAAGATTAATTAAAATAGAAAAGGAGTATAATAATGGCACAAGCAAGTCTGACAAGTAAAGAAGTAGCAGAATTAATGAAAGCAGTATCGCAGCTTGTATCAATAAAAAGTATAGTAAACAATGTAGATGTAGAAACACTAACAAACATACTATACAAATTTGAAAACGCTGGAAGGTCTGATAAAGAAATACTTAGAGCATCAGAAGATTCACATGATAGCTTTCAACCTAGAGTAGGGAATTGTGAGTGTTGCGATGATTAAATTTAGTAATGAAGAACTGTTGATAATAAGGTCTGCTTTACTTAATTTTAAAAAAGCACCATTTGTATCAGAAGAAGAACAAGACGTAATAAAAAGGATTATTAAAAACATTTTTGATAATTTGTTTAAAGAAGAAAAGTAAGATATTATTCCCCCTCTATAACATGCTTTACAAGGAAGCAGGCAGGTAGCCAATCCAGCATACAGATTGTCTTTATTTTTTAATACTAATAATCTGTTTAATAAAGTGACTTGTAATGCGAATACATTGGTTGGCACTCATGTATTTATATATTAACTTAAAAATAAGAGGGGGAATAAAAAAAATTGTGGTATAAATGTATACGTGAGATAGTAAGTAAGTAAAGGCTATAGAAGACTATATATTGAGAACATATATAAATGTTAAGGATAGATGATTATACATAGAAAGCTATACATACACGGAGAGTTACCTAAGGAAAATAGACAATGAAATTGATGAGAAAACTGACTAAGAATCAGAAAGATAAAGTAATAGAAAAACGGAGAGCCTTGTACAGACGTACCACATTAAATTAACAAAAAGGAGATAAGATGAAACCATTAAGAAATGAAATAGTAGTAAAAGCTGTAAAACAAGAAATCAAAACAGCCTCAGGTATTGTATTACCAGATGCTATACCACCCAAACAAACTACAGGTACAGTTTTAGCAGTAGGAGAAGACACTAAAGAAGTAAAAGTTAATGATAATGTCTTGTTTGGAGAAAACTCTTACATTGAATTGTCAATTAATGAAAGAAACGTATTATTTATGTCAGAATTAAATATATTGGCAATTTTAGATGAATCTTAAAAAAACAAGCTCTTAAAATAGCCCTATACGGCCTTTAAATAGTTATAGGCGATAGTATGTTCGATTATTTTATTAAGATTTAGTTTTGCATTGATTTAATGCGTAAAGTGGGTTCTATTGGCACTCTAACTTAAGAGTCGTCATCAATTTGTTCTGATAATGCAGCATCAATATCTTTTTCTACTTGAGTTCTGTTTTTCTTAACTTCTTGTCCAATTCTATGTAATGGAATACCACTTAAGAAATCAAACCCCATTGATGGAGATTGATAAGTTCTGTATCCATCACGTAAAAGCCTACCAGCAGGTACCCATGTAGCAAATTGATATTTCATAAAGTTATCCCACTCACCATTTAATAATGCACTAGCAGGTGCCAATACAAACCTACTAATAGGCGGCGTAACTACCTGTAATGGAGCTAGTGAAGTATGAGGCCATGCACTGAAGAACGCTTTTTGTCTATCTTCTTTACTACCAAACAACCACTGAGATGTATCTTGCATCCAGGACATTGGTGGAGACAAAGCATATTCAAATATAGTACCAACAAATATACTAGCAAGAGCCATTGACATTAAGTCTGCAGTAAACTGTCTACTAAATCTTTGTTGTGCATCAGTATTCATTAAGAACTTAGTATAATTAGCTTCTTTATATAAATTTCTTCTACGTTTTACACTATTCCATGCATAAGGATGGAAACGTGTCATAACCCTACCTAATGAAGTATTAGAATAATTTGTTCTAAACGCTGAGTGATATATATACTGTGAAGCTTCAATACCTTTACGAGCCATTTCAATTAAGTATGGAGAATCCCAAGACATTTTTCCTTTTTCTATTAAAGGTAATGCTGTTTGTCTTGCATTTAAATAATGTGCTACAGCAGCAGTTCTTCTTAACATTCTTTCTGAGTATTGCATAGGTTTTGCACCTAATTGAACAGCAGTCTCTCCTACATTATATCTTTTCTGTAATTGATTAATAGTTAACTTTAATGCTTTTTCAGACTCTCTAGGGTTTTCACTTAACTCTGGATTTTCTCTTTCCCATTTACCAAAACGTTTAGCTAATGCTTCTGAAAATCTTTTTACTTGAGCTTTTTCTAATCCTTTTGTTAATCCTACCTCTTCTAGGTACATACCCTCCAACAAACCTTTTTGAACAAAAAATCTTTCAATATCTTTCATATTTTTAATAGGTATCTTTATTACTTTTCTAGTAATAGGGTCTACTCCTTCATAAGTAGCATTACCAAATATTTCACCTATTAGGTATTCTTCACTCAATGCTTTTCTAAATATATCTCCACCTACATCAGCATATATATTAGTACCACCACCATAAAAGTTAGCTACCATTGTTTTTGGGTGAAACAATAGTGACATTAATTCATATCTACCTTCAAAAGTACTAAAAGCATTTAATCTTTGAGCTGTAGCCATTCTTCTTTCTGCTTCATTCATAACTACTTTTTCACCACTTATAGGGTCTTTTTTGCTTCTTAGTTCTTTAAAGAAAGAAAATTCACCTTCTTTCATTCCAAACGCTTTACCAAAGTTTTCTTCTATACTTCTTATAGTATTAACTGCAGCTTCATCACTTACTACGTGAAACGCTGTTCCATATCTTTTAATCTTATTAATATTTTTAACATCGTTAAGTTTATTTGCTTCATTTAATCTGGCTTCTTGAATAGCTACTTCTAATTCTTTACCCTTTAAACCAGAGTCATAAATTCTATTTACATTTATAGCAATGTTATTATTTACTTTACGAATAAATTCTTTTTCACGATAATTAAGTTTTGAGCCATCTCTATTTTCTACCATTTTAGATTGGTTTAAATCAGCGGCAATGTACTGTTCTAATAATTTTTTTTGTTTAACTGTGTAACCATCTAAGTTTAAATCTACAAAACTATCTATACCAAGCTTAGTATTTAAACTTCTTCTCATGTAGTTACCCCAAGCTTGTGTATGCTCTATATCACCCATTGAATTTTTTCTTATAAATCTATCAATATAAGTCGTACCTCTTATGCTGCTAAAAGTATCAGTATAAGATTTAATAAACTGACTTGTATATTGGTCTAAAGCTTTACTTGTTTTTTCGTAACCTAATAAGATATGTTCACTTCTACTTTGATTACTACTGTTTACAAAAGCAGCAGGCATTGATTTATTATTAAACATTACTAAACGCTCGCTCATTCCAGTATCATTGTAAGACTGTACTGATAACATGTGAGTTTTTGAAGTTATAAATTCTTTTAAAGATTTCTTTTCAAATTCTTTTAAATTTCTATTTTTAGCTTCAGAGGTAAGATATTCTACTTTAGTTTCTGGCATAAATGCGTTTACACCCCTTTTTTTAACATCTTTAATATGCTCTTGTGCTAAATATTTAATATGATTTTCTATATTTTTAGAATTACCAGTATGATTACTCCAACCTATTTGAGGCCAATAAACACTTACTTCTCCATTTTTATCTACAACTTGATTGATAGGTCTAAATTTATTTTCACTCTGTAATTTTTTCAAATATTCTATAGCTACCTTTGGAACAGGTTTTTTCTTGTCTACAAAATCTTGTACATCTAATTTTAAATCTCTATTAACCATTTCTCTTAATGAATGATGGTGCATAATATATTGTAATTGATTCATACCAAGCATGTTTTTTGCAGTAGAATCAAGACTAATTGATTTTTCTAATATATTTCTAAACAATTTAAGAAGCTTACCATCCGTTATAAACCCTGTATCTTTGCTTAAAACTTTATTTACAAATTCTTTTTTAGGTTGAGTTATATTACCCACTTTTTCCATACCACGTTCACTATTTTCTTTATACCATTCCAAATAAGAATCAGTAGCTTTGTTTAACTCTGTTATATAATCACGCACAGATATAGTTTTTAAATTACCAAGATTGTTAACATCTTTAATAACTATTTTATTGTCAGTAAGCAATTCAATTTCTTTTAATTCTAATTTTGCTCTTTCAAAAGCAGCGTCATAATAATCTTTAGTAAATCTATCAGCTTTTACATTGCTTTCTCTGTGTTTAGCTTGCCTAAATTCTGTTGCTATAGTTTCTAATTCTAAATCAAATCTTTTTAGATTGTTATCTCCTGATTCTTTAAAATCAAAAATAGCTTGTTTTCTTTTTTTCTCATGGTCTTGTAAAGCAGCTGCTACACGTTTACCGTGGTCTATTACATCAACATTTAATTCAATAGTATTTATAGGAGTAATAACTTGTTTCAAGTTTGTTTCCCCACTTATTCTATCGTAAATTGGAATATTGTTTTTTTGATATGACAACATTTCTCTTTTTTGTAATTGATATAAACCTACGCTATTGTAAAACCAATAATGAACTCCCCTATTAAATGGAGATTTCTTTTTAGCAGCATTAACTTCAATAGGGTTTCCAGCATCTTTTATACCTTGTATTTTTTCAAACATTTTAATACGACTTGTAAGTCTACTATCTGTATCAATATATATATCTTGTACCATTCTAGTAAACGCTTCAAACTCTAAAGGTGTCATTTGACCCATTTCTACCCCTAAACGAGCTTTACCTTTTACTCCTATATTACTAAAAAACTCTGCTACATTACCTTCTAAGTCCATTAAAAGTCTTGGGTTTTTATCAATTAAACCTTTCCAAGTTTCTAATAAATCTGCTTGAGTTTTAGTTATTGCTGCTACTTCTCCTTCTTTAAACCTACTTTTAGTTAAATCGTATATTTTAACCATTTCTTGCGGGTTGTCCATAAACACAGCTTGTTCTTTTATTGATTTGTTTGATACTTTAGATAAAATACTAGCTTCTGCTAAATCTTTAAATTTTAACTGAGACTCTGTGTTCTTTAAAATATTTAACATGTCACTTAATTCTGATTGTTCAAACAAAATAGACATTTGGTCTTTGTCTTTATTAGAAGTTCTATTTAATTCTATCACAGGTTGAGTTCCATCTAAAGTTGCTTCAACTAACTTTGTGACTGTACTTCTTTTCCTAGTATCTTGTGAAGGCTCTGCTACTTTAACTTTGTTTTTTAAACTAGTAAAAGGTTTTACAGGTGGTAAGTCTAAATAAACAGAAACATTGTCAGCGTTAATAGTTGTAGCAGTATCAAATATATCTCTTATTTCACGCATAAATTCTTTTTTATGTGACATAGGAATAGATTCTTTTCTAAACAAAGAAGTGTTAAAAGAGCCTTGTTCTGTAGACCATCTGTTAAATTTATTAGCAACTTCATAAGCTTTTAGAGGATTAACGCCTGACTTAATTTCACTACGGATTTCTTTTATATTGTTTCTACCGTACCTTTGAAGCTCTTGTATTTTTTTAGCTTTATTTTTACCAACAGCTTTTTGTAATTTTCTTGATTTAATTTTATATTCTAAATTTGTTATTTCTTTGTCAATATTTAACAAACGACCTTTTTCATCTTTTCTAATATCTGCAATATACTCTTGTTTTACTCTTTCCATATATTTTTCAGTTCTACGATTTTGTATTTCTGGAAGAATATCTGATAATAAAGTTTTACTAAAAACATTACTTAATATAGCTTTTTGTTCTGGTTTTAATGTAGTTTTGCCAATATAAGAAAGTTCATTATCTCTATAAGATTTTATATTAGCATCTACATCAAAACCTTTTAAATATCCTTCTGATTGTAAACTATCATTTAAACGAACATCGTAAGAAAATTGCAACATATCAGCTATTTTAGCATCTATTAATTTTGGTTCAATACCACTGTTAAACAAACTAGTACGAAGAACATTATAACGAACAGCAAGATTATTTAACGCAGCAACACTAGCTATTTGTTGTAAAATATGCTGTTCTTGATTTGCTAATTTATTAAATTCGCTTTCTTTAATTCCTTTATTTTCATTATATAGTTCTTGTATACGTCCTCCAATACGAGACTCCCACAGTTCTTTTAATTCTCTTACAGCTAATGTAGCAGCTTCTTTGTCTTTTCCAGAAATTTTATCAAAATACAATTCATTTAAAAGCAAATCATCTGACAATAAATTTTTCGTTTTTAAATGTCTATAAAAAGGTAGTTTTTTTATCTTAGCATGAGCTTTACCTAAATTAACAATAGTATTAGTATATTGACTAGGAGGTATTACACGAATATCTACAGAAACATTATCGTGTCTAGTTTGTGTAAAAGAATCTGCTATAATATCTGCAACATCTAATAAATGATTATTATAAATTTCACTACCATCAGCTGTTCTTTGAAATGCTTTTCTAAATGCTTCTGCAGCAATTCCTAATTCATTAAACACTAATTTATCGGCGCCTTCTCCATAACCCTTAGTTAAAGCTTTATTAAAATCGTACATTTTTGATAAATTATCACTAATAGGTTTTCCTACAGAAACAAAACGAAATTTACTTTTATTTAAGATATCTTTCATTTTAAATGTTCTATATTCTCTTAAAGGTTCTTCTGTTTTTAAATTTTTAGGAAGACCTCTTGTGTACAATCCACTAACTTCTTGTTTTTTTGCATCTACTCCATTTTTAGCAATTATAAAACTATCTGCTAAATAATTTTTATATTCTCTATTTCCTTTACTTAAAGAGTCAATAACTTCTAATGACGGCAAAGCCATATCATCATATAGTTTTTTTTGTGCTCTAGTAAGTTCTCCAGTTCTTTTTTGAACTTTTGATACAACTTTATCTATTGCATCTTTTCCTTGTTTAGTTAAATTTCTAGTACCTATACCAGTATAGTTCGGAGTTGGTGTAGGAACATAATTAGATTTTTGTTTTTCAAATTCTTTTCCATTCCATTTATACCATGTATTGTCTTTTTGATTAAACACTTCAACTGGTATTCCCTTGTCTATACCCATTTGTACAGCCCAAGCAGTTCCTCCTTTTACTATTTTATTTCCAGGTAATAATTCGCTAACAGCTAAAACCATATCAGAATCTTTAACTTGTAAATAATTTCTTCTTAATAAAGGTTGTCCCTTAAAATTTCTTTTAAGAGTTTCATTAGCTTTATTTAAAAATACATCAACTTCAGGACCAGCTTGACCAGCTATAAATTCTTTAACTTTATGACCTTGTTTTCTAGCAGCTTTTGCCCATGCTTTATCTGCACCTACAGCAGCACCAGAATACATTGTAATATCTATACCGCTTTTAACATTTTGTTTTCCTAAACCTTGCATTAATATATTTTGGTTTTCTTTTACATCGCTTTTTATTTTATCAAACAAAGGCTTTAAACTTCTTACAAAACTAATTTCTTTTCCTTCAGCAGAAAACAAACCTTTTTCGTTTTTAGAAAATAATTCATCTTTTAATAAATCCTTGTTTACATTAATTTTTTTAATACCTTCAACAGATGACGTTTCTAATACAAAGTCACTTGTAAATCTACTACCCATTTTAAAACCATTCCAATCTAATATTGGTTCTACTGAACTTCTATTCGGCCAAGGTAATTGTTTATTTGCAGTTGTATCATATAAAATAAAATGTTTTCTTATCATATCATTAAATTTATATTTTACAGGAGGATTAACAGAATTTTTACTTCCATCTAAATCTAAATTTAAAGAAATGTCAGATTCGTATTTATCAAAAAAGTTTAAATGGTCATCCAAAGTTTTTAATACAATTTTTTTAGATTTATCTTGAGGGTTTAAAACTGTTACACCCTTACCTTTATCACCTGTATTAATTCTTAAATGAATATCTCCATTAGAGTTAATAGGAAAAGAGTCATTAGAGTGTTTAATAAATGTAAATAAATCATTTACGTGTTTATTAAAGTTTGTACTTTGACCAATATTACCTGCTGCTATAGAATTTTGATACCCTTGATTGTATATTAATTTTGGATTTGTTATATCGTAAACTTTTCTTAATTCATCAATATTTCTTTTGTATCCCCAATTAGGAAAAGCTTTAACATCTGTTTTATCAACAGGTTTTTCTGTAATTTTTTTAGGTTTAAATGCTGATGCAAAATCTTTTTCTGTTCCATGATAAATAGCAACAGCATCCCCGTCTGTATCTGCACCACCTAAACGTTCCATGTTTTTTGGGGTTACATGTACACCTTTGCCTGGTTGTCCACTAAAACCTGCAAATGTTAAATTTAAAACACCTTCTCTATTTCCTACTGGACTTCTATTCATTACAAAGTTTTCCATTACATCTTTTAAGTTTTCTTTTAATTTAGTGTCTTTTGTGCTTTTATATTGATTCCAAAGCTCTTCTAAACTAACTGTTTTTCTTTTAAATGTTTTTCTAAGGGTTCCAAATATTTTAATTTTATCTTTTTTGTGTCCATCGTTTAACATAAAATTTTCATACGTTAAACCTTTGTTTCTTAATTTTCTCCATAAAGCAGCATCTTGACTTTGTAATCTAGGATAACTCATACCAGAAGGTACTCTTAAATTTGTAAGTCTATTTCTTGCATAGGTAGTAATTGTTTGTTCTACATAACGTTTATTGCCGTGCATCATTAATACTAAAGGGTCGTAATCAAAGTTTACTAGTATATCATTAATACTATCTAAAGCTTTAAAATCAGCTTCTTGTTCTACAAAACCTCTTTCTACTATTTTCATGTACTCTTTTTCTCCGTACATAGATTTTAAAATAGAAACACCTAATTTACTGTTTGAATTGTTGTTTAAAACTTCTATTACATCGTATAAATGTATATCTTGTAATTTAATTTTTTTACCATCAATAGTATCAAAATTTCCAGCTCCATATTTTTTAACAGCATCTTTGTATTTTTTCATATAAGATTGACTACCGTCGATAGATTTATGAATCATTTTACGTTGTGCTGCTATAAATTTAGGAGAAGATTGAGCATTTCTAATATCGGCTGCTCCTATATGCATTTGAATTGCATCTTTGTTAGGAACTTCTACCTCAGATGTAATAATACGAATGTTTTCAGGTTCTAATTCTATAATTTCTGGCTTAACTTTAAATCTATAACTATCAGTTTTTTCATTATATGCTAATTCACCTATTTGATGTCTTGAATTAGTTTTTAAAGTTGATTCAAAAGCAATACCATCTAACTTTTGTAAACTACCAAAACGTTCCATTGCATCAGATGCTTGACGTTCTGCTTGTTTAATAATAACTAAACCTCTGTCATTTTTAAAATCAGCTTCTTTTTGTATCATAGCTTTAATATAATTTGTATCTTTGTTTGAACCTTTTGCTTCTTGCAAAACATCTCTCCAAGATTTCATCCAATGCATACCACCATCTGTAGTCATTTCTCCTGCTCTGTTAAAATTATCTTTAACAACAGCAATTCTTAATTTTCTACCTTTTAAATAATTATCTACATCTATTCTATCTACTGTAGTTCCACCATGAAATGTTTTAGTATATTTTACAAAATCTATAACATTTTTATATAAAGGTTCAGCTCCTGATTTATTATATCTTGCTTCTTTTCCTGTACCTACAATAAATCCTTGATGTCTATTAAATGCTTTAGTCCATTGAGATAAGGTGACATCATTTAAATTTTGTGGTAACATACCAGCATCTTGTAATAAATAAGTAGCTCTAGATATTTTTTCTTTGTAATACAAGTCTGGATTTTTCCAAAAAGGACTTTCATATACAGGAGGTAAATCAATTTCGTTTTGCTCGTTTATTCTTTTTAATACTGATTTTTTAACCATCGGTGAACTAATATCAGTAATACTATGTTTTAATAATTTAGGCGGTAATAACTTACCTCCAAATCCAGCTTTTTGTCTAGCAAGAAAAGAATTAGTATTATACATATATTCTGTTTTATAAAATCCAGACCTAAACCAATTTAATAGTTCTTTACTAATAGGCATTTCTACTATAGGTCTTGTTACAAAACTATTATTAGATGAATGCGTATAGTATACAAAACGTTGATTGTTCTTTTGTAAATTAGCAGATATTTCTTCTACTGCTGTAGGAGTAGTTGATACTTGATTAGCTCTTTTTAAATCTTTGTTTACATCTTTTAAATGTAAAATAATTTCAAAATTATCGCCTTTCATTTTATTGTGAAAAGTTCCAGCACTTACTACATCTAAATTTTGACCGTTTTTTAAATTGCCCTTAGGAACATCAGATACGTTTGCATCCCAAACACCTTTTGGATATTGAAGTTCTAAATCTATACGTTTTCCATCCAAAACAACTTCTCGATTAAAAGTTTCTTCTTTATAACTAAAATTAGCTTTAAACATTTGAGATGTTTGTTTTGTTACATCTTTTGTATTAAACCAAATTTTAGTTAATTGTTGGTTAGTAAATTTTTTATCATAAAAAGTTTTTGCAAAAGTAATAAAATCTTGTTTATTGCTGGATTCCTGTGCTGCTTTTCTTAATTGATAAGTTATATCTAAGGATTTAAAACCTTCACCTAAACTTTCTGTTACATTTCTAACTATATTATAAGCTACATCAGAAGATGGGTCTACTACATTTACCTCATAATCTACTTCTCTTTCAAAATCTAAAGTTATTTGATTAGGGTCTTGTGCTACTTTACGTGCAGATGTTAAAGCACCTGAAGGTATAACACTTTGTTTAATGGTTTGTTCTCTAGCAGATGTTGCTAATGATTTAATTTTTCTTAGATTTTTAACTAACTTTTCTTTAGGAGCATTTGCATTCAATTCTGCTAATAGTTTTTCGTTATAAGCAATACCATCTTTTTGATTCTTACCACTCTTAGCTTTCCACTGCTGACGATATAATTCTCTATGATATTCTCTTTCTGCTGGTGTATCTTTACTAACATCAATTTCTAAATACTTATATTTTTTACCTGTTTTTATATGACGCCCTATAACCGTACCTTTTCCAGATTTAGAGTCGTAAATATCCATAATTTGTTTTGCAATTCTTGCATCTTCTCTTTTTGAAGGTGTATCAAGTAGCTTTAACTGCCTTTTAAAATTATTAAGACTCTTTTCAATTTGTTTTCTAGTTTTCTTTTCACCATTAGGAGTGATTACAAATGCTTTTTCTGTAGTTTCTACTACTTTTTTATAACTTTCAGTTAAATCTTTATTTAATTGGTCAGATTCTTTTTTAGTTAAAGTTCCTATTTCTTTACCACCTAATGTAGGTGATATTTCTTTACTTATAATAATTTTAGGATTATAAGGATTTTTTGATATATACTGACTGTTGTCTAAATTGTAAATTAAACCTTCGCTATTTTTAATTCTAACATTACCATTTTTAAATTTTTTATGAACTGTTACATCTTCTATGCTACCATTCTCTGTAAACACTTTTATTTTTTCACCAACTTTAATAATAGATTTGTCTATATCTTTTATTATTTCACGCTGTGCAAGAGTATCTGATAATTGACTTTCATATTCTTTTTGCATTTTATCAGCAGCAATAACATTCCCTTCTGCTAATAGTTTATTTCTTAATCTTCCAGAAGTTATATCATTTTTAAGTTTACCCTTAGGAAGGTCATTTATTCTTTCACGACCATGTTCAAGTACTAATCTAACAAATTTACTGTCTTTGTTAAAAGTGCTACTATAATAATTGTCAAATATTTCTACTTCTCTTTGTTCTGCATAACGTTTAGCAGCAGGGCTAAACCCTTCATAAGCATCTAAATCTTTTACTTTACCAACAGGAACAGTTTCTGTTTTAGCAGAACCATCTTTTTGTATGTCGGTAATAACTGACCTCCAAATTTTATCACCTTCAGCTCTAAAAGCTTTATTTACTTCTACTTCGTATCTAGGTCTCCCAGAAGCTCCAAAGAAAAACCCTAATAAATATTCATAAACTTGGTCTGAAGCAGGAGCATCTTGTGCTGTTAATGGTACACCAGTAAAAGCTGAACCAGCTATACCTCTAGTTACCATATTAGTTACCTCAACACCAACAGGACTTAATCCTGGCATCTTAGCCTGTTCCATAAGCTTTACAGTTGCTTTACCTACTTCACCATAGGCTCTAGTTTGTAAAGCAGGATTACGAGAAGCAAACATGTCACCTATTTTTAAATAATTACCAATGCTTCCAAATACGGCACCTGCATAAGCTCCATGTTTAGCAGATTCTTTAACAGCGTCCCAATCACCTGATACTGCTGCCTTACGTGAAGATATAGCCATAGCAGCAGATAAATGAGCAGACTGCCTCATCATATCTTTAAAACCATCTGGTAATTTACGACCTAAAAAACTATTTTTTATTATATCTGATTTACCTATTGCTGCTTCAGCATTATCTACAAAAAAATCTGCTACTCTCATAGGAACAGAACGTAATTGAAACTTAGTTATTTCTTTTTTACCTTCTTTTTCTACTGTTTTTTTAACGAGTTGAGGAATGTATTTTTGACCTATATTACCTAATCCTTTTTCTACGTCTCTAGCAGCATTAGCTCTTAACAAGTTAATACCTTTTAATGCACCTCTTTTAGCTAATGGAGCAGTACCAAAAGATAAAACACCTGCAATAATATCAGGTGCAAAACCTATTAAATGACCCATTTTATTTAAAATAGCTTCTGTTTCTGTTTTAGGGTCATCTGCATATCCAAAAGTAGTAAAACCTTCTATTACTCCTGATACTAATTGATTAACACCTGAAACTAGTGCATTTTCATCGTCTTCTAAATTACGTTTAAAAGGTGCACCAATAGCTTTTGCTACTTTTTCTATCTCATCTACTTGTTCTAGTTCAAAATCACTAGAATCTTGGGAGTAAAGTTGAATAGAACGTTTTGCAAATTCGTCACTATTAAGTAAACCTTTATCACGAAGTGTCTTTAAATAATTATATTGATTGTTCATGTTTTATTGGTTAATAAAAGCTTCTGCTTTATTAGCAATGTCTAAATACTGATTATAAAGATTAATTTCTCTTTCATCGCCTTTTTTCTGCATCATTTCTACTACATAAGGGTCATTCATATCTGCTCTAAATTCAGTAACTAATTCTAATAAGGCTTGTTGACGCTGACCAGTACCTTGAACATTTCTCTCTCTCATTGTTTCTACTTCTTTACGAGAGGCAATAATTTTTTGAATTTGAGGACCTGCATCTTTTAATAACAATTCAGGTTTAAATAATTTACGTCGAATTAATCCTCCCATTTCTTGTCCTGGTTTAAGACTACGCCCAAACAATCCACCTGTGTCTTTAAAACCTGCTGTTTCAGCAATACCTAAAGCAGCCATAGATTCCATTTCAGGACTACCTAATTCTTCAGCTTCTAATTGTTGTTGTCTTTCATCACTTAAATCTAAAGCTAGTTCATTATACTCAAGTTCTTTTTTGTATTTCATATCAGATATCATAGACTGCATATTTAATTTTGCTAACATGCTTTCTGCGTCTAACATACTTTCTTTATTAACATCAGCTTGTATTTTTAATCTTTCTCTGTAAGCATCTAAACCTGTAGGTTCACCTAGTCTTTCAAGGCTTGACCTCAGTTGGCTAAACGCTTTAATTCTCTCTGCAAATAAATCTGGCATAATTCCCCCTTATACGTATTTTAATGTATTGACGTCACCAACGCTAACTTCTGCAGAAGGAATTCCTTGCTTTGCATAATCTGCTCTAATTTTGTCAATGTTAATATCTTGTCTATTTAATTCACTAGCTAATGCATTTTGAGCACTCATTACTTTACCAGCACTAGCAAGATTAATTCCTTCTAGTCTACTACCTAATAATCCACTCATTCTGTTTCTAGTATTGTCTGCTTCACTATAAGCTAAATTTCCTTGTCCACCTTGTTGTAATTGAGCAACTGCATTATCATATATAGATGCTCCTGCACTATTTCCTTGAGCTCTATAAGTATCTGCTGTTCTAGTATATTCAGCTATTATTTCTGGAGTTTCTCCTAAAACATTACCAATTCTTTCGTCCATTTCACCTTTTAATCTTTCTCTACGTGCTTTTTCAGCTTTTCTTGCACTAAAAAAACTAAATCCTCCTATAATAACTGCTGCTGCAGCAGTGTAAGGGTTACTTTTTGCAAATTGTCCTACTGCTTTCCATTTACTCATGCTGACTCCTCTTTATTTAATCCTTTTCTTAAATTAAAACCATAATACATAGCTTGGTCTAATCCAAACCCCTGTGCTACTTTATCACTCAATACTTGATTTAATTCTTCTTTCATAACATCTTTATCGCTTGGCATTGCTGGTATTAAACCTTTAATAGCATTTTCAAAATCATCTACTCTTGTTCCAGTTTGATTTCTCCAAGATGAAGGTTCACCTTTTGAGTTAGTATTAATTTCAGTAATAGCATCATTATATCTTCCTTCCTTTAAAGCTTTATATGCATTTGGAAATTTACTTTTATTCCAAGAAGAGCCTAATTGAAAATTAACCGAACTTAAATTTACTAAAAAGTTTTCATCGTTTATATTAAGTTCTTGTCCTTGTTTCATAGCAGCATCTACTGCTGTTTGAGTATCTTTTTTAAACCACTCATTAATTTTATCTTCAGGTATTACATCGCCTTCTTTATATTGAGCAAGTTCTCCAGCAGTTAATTTATGACCTATCCCAGCAGTTAAATTACCTGTTGAATCCATATAAACTTTAGATTTATTTCCCTCTCTACTTATTAAATGTTTTTTTAATTTTTCATAAAATGTTTCCATTATTCATCTCCTATATTTAGATTTGTATTACCTTCTCCATATACATCATAATATTGACCAGTTTTTGCACCAAATATGCTTACATTAAATAAATCTCTAAGTATTCCTGCTCCAGTTATCTTTCCATCTGGAGTTACATAAGTTATATTATCTTTTTTGTCAATGTTATTAATACTATTAGCAAAACTGTCAATTAATTGTGGATTAAAATTTCTTAAAACATCGTATTTAAATTTATCTTTAGAATCTTCAAATTCAGACATAGTTTTTTCTCTAGCATCATTCATTTCAACCCCTGCTGATTTAAGTCCTGGCGTTTCTACACTAAAATCTGTTTTTTTAAGTCCTGTAATGTTTAAGTCGGGTTTATCTAAAGTATAATCAACTGGACCTAACATACCAGGGGTAGTATCTAAAGATAAAGCATTCCTAGCAGCAGCATCTGCTTCTTCTCCTAAAGGTTCTTCTCCTCTAATTCCTGACATAAAATCTTTTACCTTTGGAGTAAGACTCATTGCTGTTTGATAGGTATCTGATATTTGCGTACCTAATTGCATTGCTTGAATAAAAGGGTCATTAAAAGCTGCAGTTTTTTGTTCTGCTCCTTCTAAAACACTAGATATTCCACTTTTATAAACTTCTACATCTGATTTTCTTACAGCCATTATGCTTTCTCCATTTCTATTTTATACCATTCGTTATCTACTTTGTGATATAAGAATACTTGTGTTCCTGTTTTTACTATTTTTTTACTACCCTGTGAACCTTCATCAGCATTAGGTATAACTTCAATTACTTTAGCTGGAGTTTCCATTTGCTGTTGAATTTCTTCAATTCTATCTTCTAAATCTTTTCTTATATCGGAATCGTCTATATCCCACATTATTTAACACTCTTTTCTCTAAATATAATTTGTATATCGTTTATTTCAAAATCAGTAGCTACATCAGACCCAGAAAGTCGTAGTCCAAACCCTTTTATTTTATCAAAAGCTTTTTTATCGACAAACTCTGTCTTAGCTTTACGAATTGGTATATGAAGGGTTTTAAAGTCAACCTCAGAACTACCATCTAACGTAGCTAAAATCTCTTCAGTGCCATTATCTGTAAATCCATACAAATAAGCACCATCTCCATTTTTATAGCTTAAATACACGCTTATAATCTTTTTATCGACACTTGGCTTGCCAAACGTAAATTCTTTCGTTTTAAGGGCCATTTCGTCAATATTAAGGCCATTTGTGCCATCTGATGCTTGATTTAACTTACTTGGTAGTATATTAAGCTTACGTAGTTCTACATTTGATGCATTGTATTCTTCCATCCAAAGCATTTTACCTTCATTGTCATTTACAATATTAGTAATATCTTTAGCTATAGTTGCTTTGCTTCTAAAAGATATTCCCCTAGATTTTAAATCATATGATAATAATGTTTGTTTATTACCAGCAGTTGCACTTCCTGTTAATAGATATATATTTTTTTGAGTAGGGTCATAACCTATAACGTTGTTATCGTTGTAATACGAATCCCACACTAAACGTTGTTGTCCATTTTTATCTAATAATAAATCTCTAATTTGTTTTCCGTCATATAAATAAAATCCAAACTTATTAAACCAAGCAATAAATCCTTCACCACGGACTACGTGATAATCTTTTTCGCATCCTTTGTATTCTAAGGTAGCTTCTAAAAACTCAATGTCTCTAGCTATGTTAATTACATACAAATGATTTCGTTTAAATTCTAATAATTTACTACCTAATGACTCTAATGCTATAATATCATCACCATCGTTAATTTCCACATCTATTCTATTTTCAAAAGAAAATGTATCAAATGCATTAACACTTGATTTAAATATAGTATCATTAGCTGTTTTTAATTCTTTTGTTACTGGGTCTGTATAACTTACATTACCTACATAAAGTCTTCTATTTGCAACTGTACTCGTTTTATAACCAGTTCCAAAACCTCCTAATACAAACTCATTTAACTTAATGTAAACTTCAGCTGATACATTTTCAGGTTTATCTTTTAGTTTAATACTTCCTAATGATACATGAGTAAAACCTGTAAGAGATATAAGTGCAGCTAAAGAACTAGGGTAAATAAAAAATGATTTTTCATCAGTAACACTATGCAAAACAGGATAAGCGTTGTAATAATCTTTACCAGCAGCATAACGAATACCTTTCCTAAAATCTATTTCAAATAATAAATATTTAATTTTATTTTGAGCATAATCTTCTGCTGGTTCTACTTGCGAAGAATTTGTTAATGAATAGTTTCCTTTGTGTTCATTGTAATAAAGTTTAACACTTTTAATATTAGATAGATTTGGAACTCTTCCAAACATATTAACATTAATTGATTGATTTGCTTTACTTGATGTTAAAACTTTTTCTAATTTTAATTGACTACGTTGTCCATCTAAATAAACTATTTCACTATATACAGTAACTACATGTTCAGTTGTGCTAAAAAAAGTACCGCTATCGTCAGTCGGTAATAAGTTTCCATTTGTTGTAGCTCTATCACCGACCCATAACGAAATATGAAAAGGTCCTCTACCGCTTGTACCATTTCCAGCAAAAAGAATATCTGTACTTACTTGAGCTGAAGGTATACTAAATGTTTCTCCCCAAACAGCTCTATGTAATAATTGTATTTCATCTCCATTGGTATGTGAGCCACTAGTACCCCATAAACCTCTAGTAACAGTTAACGTCGAAGCTGCTACATAGGAAATTTTCATATATTCAGAATTTATTTTAATTATGTCACCTATAACAAAACCAGCAGTGCTTGCAGGTGTAAGTACTGGGATAACTTCTGAAGTAATACTAACAAATGTTGAAATAGGATTAGATAATAATTCTGAAGTATTATTGTGAACTACCACCTCATTAGTTGTAACATCTGGCAATTCTGTGTTTAATTGTTTCCAACCTACTTCTTTAGCAAATAAAGTTTGACCACCGTCCCATTTATATATTTCTACATCTGAATCAACTGTACTAAAAAAATAACTTCCTGAATAAGCAGAAAAAGTAATAGTTTTAGTAGTAGCGTTGTAACCTGTTATTATAATTGGATTAGAAAAAAATGTAATAGGAAAACTTCCAGTAGATACTTTTTTTAATTTAATGCTATCTCCAACATTAAATGCATGTGTTCCAGTATGAACAATTTCAGTAGAACCTGTAATTAAAGTGTCTCCGTCTGCTAAATGTACATCATTATTAGCTGTTGAAGTGTTGCTAAATAAAATACCACCTACATCTAATTCTACTTTAAATCCAAGGTTGTATTCTTCGTTTACATGTTTAATTTTTATAGGTTTATTGCCTTCGTTAAATTCAGTAGGGGTAATACGTACAACACCATCAACAGCATTATAAGTTACAGGAGAATATGTATCTCCATATGTAAACGTTTTTGTTCCGTAAGCTACGTCATTTAGTTTAAAGACTTTAACTAAACCACTATTTTGTGCTGGTGACGTTTCAGCTTTTGATGTATTTATAAATAAAAACTCGTTGTTTTCAAAAAATGCTGTTGTATCATCAATATCATAATCAGCATTAAACTGAAATAACCCATTACCATAAGTAAGGGGAGTTGCAAAGTCTGCTGTTTGACTTGCGTAGTCTACAGCAGCACCCATTATTTTTAGTTTTCCAGGTGTTTCGATAGACAAACTATCTAACACTTGAAACTGATTATCATCTATATCACGAGGATTCGTTTTGTTATTTAATCCACCACTATAGTTTGATATGTTTAATATTCCTTTTGCCACGAAGGTTTATCCTTTTTGTTTTTTTACTACTTAAATTAAATTTTCTTCTTGTAGAATTAATAGATACTCCTTGTACTGGATTTCCGATGTCTTTACTTGTTACCATCTATAATTTCTCCCCATACACTAGTTTTACCATCTCTTATTTCTACAGTCTCTACTTTAAATTCACCATTGTCATACCAATCAACAATAGCAAATGCGTGACCCCAGTTATGTAATCTACCTTTTAGCCACTTATTACTCTCATGAGACATATCTTTTAAACACCCCATAGACCAAGCACCAATATTGCTATTAAGCTTTGTCATAGTATGTCGTTGTATGTCATGTACGTGTCCATACATTACATTCTCTCCATAAGTCTCTAAATGCTTTTTTGCATGGTATGTTGTTGCAAACGCACCATGAAAGAATACCAACTTACCTACTTGGATTGGTAAGTTGTATTCCGTGTATTTGTATCCTCTTTCTTTAATCCTACACGCTTCAAAAAAGTTGTAGTTATCAAGATAAGGATACTTATTAGCAAAATTATCCAACCAGATATCGTGATTGCCTTGAAGTAAATACTTTTCTTTACATCCGATTTCTTCAAGCACTTCATCCCATTCATCTAATCCTTCATTTACTAATCTAATATCTTCATCTACAATAGGTAGTTGAAACTCTAATGGTGGTAACTTCTTGTCTTTATATCTCCAAGCAGAACAAGACTCCCACTCTCCTACGTCTCCTAAATTAACAAAAACTGTAGGCTTTACTTTTAGTATTGCTTTTTTAACACATTCAACTGCAGCTCTATCCTCTAAAGGGTAATGCTGGTCAGGTATTACAATTCCACGTTTTTTAAGTTTCAACGAAACCTCCTATTAATTCTTATTTAAGTGCTTTTTTAATTTCTGCAAAAAGCTTGTCATCTAATTTATTTGAAGACTTAGCAACTAAGTGTTCTCCTAAATGTAATACGATAGCTTTTAGTAACTTTTCAGTTCCTAGCTTTGCAAGTAACTTTCCTAATATAGGTCCCATTATTTTTCTCCTGGTTCACATGATTCTTCACACGCTTCAAGGCCTTTTATATATCCCTGGTGTTCAATAATCATTTGTTTAATTTCTGCTAATCTACCATTAGCACTTTCTAACTCTTTAACAAGTTCGTTATGTTGTTCTACCATAGATTCCATTTTTTCCATAGCTTCTTGTTTCAAGTCCACTTTTGCTTCTTTAGCCATTATTCATACTTCCTTATGTTGTTTACCATTTAACTTTATCTGCCCAATAAGCAGCAGACATCTTGCCTTTAGCAATGTTTTTACCGTGACGTGCTTTAAAGCTTTTTCTTCTAGCTTTTTGTTTAGCAGATTCACCTTTTTTAGGTTTACCTGCTGTTTTTACACCTTGTTGTCCAAATCGTATAGTTTTTACTTTATCACCTGATTTAGCCACTACTACATGTGACTTAGTTTTATGTCCAGGAGTTCTTTTAGGTTTATTATAACCACTAACTCCTGCTCTTTTTAATCTAGAATCTTTAGCTTTAGCCATTACTTTTTACCCTTTTTAACAATTTTTTTAATTTTACCGTTATGGGTCCTAGCAAATTTATGTGTTTTGGTTTCTCTAATAAGAGTGCCGCTATAACGTTTGCCACCCCAATTCCAACTTACTTTTTTAGCCATTACCCTTGTCCTCTATTGCGTTTTTTATAGTACTTTTTACTTAACTTATTACCGAACTTAGTGTTATTTGACATACCTTGACGAGTCTTCTTTTTTCCATTAGTTCTTCTAACTTGCTGTCCAACTCCACGCATGGTATGTAATTTAACCTAGTTTATTTCTTTTTCCTAGTAGTTTTTTTCTTACCTTTTTTAGGCGGTCTTCCTCTTTTACTACCGTATGTTCCTTTACCTTTTGGCATAATGCCTCCTATTTAACTTCTTTTCTAATACTTTCTATAATAGTTCTTTCATCAAAGCTCATACTAATACCAGGTTCAAATCTTTTAACTTCCTTACCTTCTTTTAATACTATAATAGTTGGTACTATTGTAATGTTCCATTCTTTTGCTATAGTAGCACCAATGTTTTTGTTTTCAATGTCTATTTCAGCTACATAACATAGTTGAGATAGTTGTTCTGTACGCACTCTATTTTGATAGTTCCAAGATGCATTTACCTGTACTACTGCACAATTTTGTACATTTAATAGTTGCACATCTGTAAAACTATCCAAAGAAACAGATTGCGAGTATAGTGACGAGGTAAATAACCCAAGCACCAATACTAACGATTGTATATATTTTACCATTTCTCACCTACTTGTTATTCATGTTTAATAGAGTCTCGTTAATCATCTTTGTATCTTCTTTAACAGAATCTACTTTTTCTTCAAGCTTCTCTACTTTGTCTTCTGTATTCATAATACTATTACGTATCATTTGGTCTTTTAAATCATACTCTGTTCTACTTACAGGAGGTTCAGGTAATTTTTTAGCTTCTTCTATATCAGCTTGCAAATTAAACCATAATCCTACTACCATAAATATTGTAACTCCTATACTAACTGCAGTCTCTAAACTTAATGTAAATTTACTGTCTTTACTCAGCTCTGCCACTTTATCCCCCTATGTTTTATGGAAAACCTCCACCACTGTCATCAAAATTATTTTGAACTAACCCTGGTGTTGTCTCTCCCTCTGCGACTATTTTAATTGTTCTATTACTTGTTTCATGTAACGAGCTATGTTGTACGTATTTAAATCTACAATACAACGTACCGCTACCGTTAATACTAACAGCAGTACCAAAATTACCAGTACCACTATTAACAGTTCTATATGTAGCACTATTGTTTGGAAATCCCGAGGTAGACGTTGCTACAGACAATCCACCTCTTACTACTCCACTATTTAATGTGTAATACACATCTATAACATCATTAGTAAACCCTGTAAATGTAATACTTCTATTATAATAGTTTGTACCACCTGGATTAGACCCAATGCTTTGAGTACCAGCACTCCAAGTACCATAAGAAGTATTAGTTAAGTCATGGTCATAACTATAAAACTCAGACATTGCATGGGGAGCAGAACCATCTGGTCTGTTTGCCGATGCATTTTCAGTATTAATAGTTACAAACGTACCATCAGATATATCTTTTAACGAAGCATTGATTTCATTTTCATTGCCTGTTTCTGTGTATATATCATTAATACTAATTTGTCCTGATGCTGGTAAAGTCATTTATTACTCAGCGTCTCTTATTGCTTTGTATGCTACAATGTCTGCTTCTAATTCAACTACTAATGCTTCAGCTGTTGCTAATTGTGATTCTGCATTTGAAATTGCATCATCAACTGGTAATACATCAGTATAGTCTACTACTGTAACATTGTTACCTGACGCATTTTGCATTACTCTAGTGTGTTTGATTTCAACTTGTTTTCCCATAGTAGCTGCTGCTTCTACTGCTTTTTCTGCTATTACTTTAGCCATTTTACTCTCCTATTTGTGTTTTGAGTCCATCTATTTCTTCTTTTAATTCCTTTATCGACTCTATTAATAAGGGAATTAATTTTTCATATTTTACTGTTAAATAGTTTTCTCCAGACTTCGATGTAATTTCTCCTGAAAATTCATCAGTTTCCATATCAACTGCAGCTAATGTTACTGCTTCTGGTAAAACCTTTTCAACTTGTTGTGCAGAAACACCAGCTTGTCTTTTACCTTTATTGGTATAACCAAGCTCTTCTGCTAATTCATTTTCTTCATAAATAAATCCTTCTAATGACATTACTTTATCTACAGCATTGTCAATAGTTTCTATCTTTGTTTTTAATCTTTCATCTGAATAGTAAGCAGTAACATCTCCAGTAGCAGCTATTTGATTTGCAACATAAAAAGCTTTACTATTATATACTCTTACCCAAGTAGTATCTATCATACGAATACCACCACCATAAGTACCATTATACCAACCAGTAGCTCCTGAAGACCTAAACCAATTAGAAGCACCTATAGAATTAGCATTACCGTGAGCATATCCTAAATCAATTCTACTTCCAGTAAGAGTTCCAGTAAATGTATCATTAGCATCACTTCTTAAAAATTGACTACTATCTATATTGTCTAATAACGCTGCGTTAGACGCAGTTCCATTTAAAGACGCAGTAATTGTAGTTCCAGTAAATTGTATATAATTAGAACCGCTTGTATACCATCTTTGAGTACCACCAGTTCCACCTAGTGTTTGGAGTTTAAATCCGTTATCTGTATCACATCTTAAAACATTGTAAGCAGTACCACTACTACTAGCTGTAAAAGTTAAAGCAGTATTGTTATTAGTATCCCACGAACCTCCGTAATTACCAGCTGCCTGAAAATAATTTTTTGACCAAATACTTACTTCCCCTATTGCACCTCTTGGAGTACCATTGGTAACCCACACCATTTGGTGCCCACCAGCCATATTTCCACCAGTAGTATTATTAGTATGCTTATAAGCTAAACCATAAAGATTACCAAAGTTAAAGATTACCAAAGTTTGTTCCTGATGCGTGGTTTTTATATGCAGTTCCCATTGACCAAATATGGTCGGTTTTAGCAGGGTCATAAACACCAAATACGCCTTCATCTCTTGAAGTAGAAATTATTGCTTCTTCTGCTGTAATGTTTCCAGTTACTGTTAAATTTCCATCTCCACCATCTTGCTGTATTACTTTTATTGTACTAGTTCCAGATGCTTTAAATCCAGTTGCATTGGCATAAGCAGAATTATAACTACTCCAAAATCCTCCACCAGCAGCAGTATTTCCTTCATAAGCAAAATAACTACCATCAACTAGTGTATTTAATTGTCCATTTTTTAATGCTAATACAAATTCTCCACCACCATTAGATACACCTTGTATTCTTGTATATCCATTACTTGCTAAATCTCCTACCCAACTACCACTTTTAGTCCAGTATGAACTTCCTTGTACTCCATCTAATAAATCTGCATCAAGTCCACTACCTGAACCATCATTATCTTCATTCCAAACTTTAAACCAGTTTGTGTTAGAACCAGTACCACCAAATGTAGAACTATTACCACCTCTCCAATACAAACTACCACCACCAGCATGATAATCAGCAGCTAATTGAAATCCAGTATCAGATAAATTATTAAATGAAACTAATGTACCATAATTCATACTTGGTAAATTAGAATAACCGCTATCTATTCTATAAACACCACTTGTTGAAGCACTATTTGCATCATTAGAAGCGTCTGTAGATAATCTGTAATTACTCCTAATTGCAGTAGTAGGTATTCTTGCTATATTAAATGTACCTGATACGACCTTATTTGCAGCAATACTATCTACTAAAGCTAAATCACCTAAACTTGCAGTAGTTGCTAATCCACTAATTCTACTAGTTACGTGGTCATAAATAGCATTACCAGTAGCTAAAGTTGTAGCACCATCTGATACTGCGGCAGTATTCAAAGTAGCACCAGTACCTAATCCTAAATTACTTCTTGCACCTGTTGCACTTGTAGCACCAGTACCCCCGTAAGCTAATCCCACAGCTGTACCTTGCCATACACCAGTAGTAATGTTACCACTACCATCTATTTCAAATCTTTTACTTAAACTTTGATTATCTGCACTTGTATTTGCTACGTGATTTATTGAAAATTTTCCAGAAGTATCAGCTTGTAATACCACTCCTTTTAAACCTCTTGTTCTAAAGGTGTTATTATTTGTTCCAGCTTCACTATAAAAAGCTAAAAATGGATAACCATTATTAACACTACAACCAAGATGACTTCTATATCCAGCTGAATTTACATGACCGAAAGTAATATTATTACCGTTGCTAATTGCACTTATTTTTGCATTACTTTGAGTTGCAGAACTTCCCATTTGTAAAGTAGAAGATATACTAGCAGTTCCAGTTACTGTCATAGATGAAGTTTGAAGTTTTAAAACAGGTGTACCAGACTGAACATGAAAGTTTAAAGCGTTTGTACTGCCGTTACTATCAAACAAAATCTTACCATATTGTCCATTAGGGTCTTGATTATCTCTAAACCATATACCACTTTCGTTTTCAGCATCATTGTCAATGTATAAATATTTTGTACTACCAGTTATTCTAACACTATCACTAAATGTTTTAGCTCCACTAAATGTTTGTGTAGTAGATAAATGTGCTGTATCTGCATCTAAGTATGCACTTGCTATAGCAGTACCATTCCAAGTACCAGTTGTTACAATTCCAGTTTCCCCTACTTTAAATACGGGGGTTGTACTAGCGTTAGCACATATTTCAAAAAAAGCAGTTGTTTGATTATTGTTTGAATCAATATTAAGTCTAATATTTCCAGGAGAGTCTAAATGTCCTACGCCACTCGAACCCCTTCTTAAAGTAAAGTTATTTGTATCTATTGTGTTGTCATCTACAGATAGTTCAATACCACCTTTAACATCTAATGCTCTTGCAGGTGTTCCACTAGTCCAACCAATTCCTAATCTTCCAGTCATTAAAATATGATTATCACTTTTAATCCACATTGATAAAGATGGAGTTATAGCATCTCTACTTCCACTAGATACACCACTATCATTGTAAAATTTTAATGCACCTGCATTGTCAAATTCTATGTATGATGAACCACCATAACTTCCTTGTGTGTAAGTATATGCTGAAGAATTATCAGTAGTAATATCAAGATTGAATGCTTGTAAAAACTCCCTACCACCACTATGACGCATTTCATAGATTTGTAATTGTCTATCAGTATTATTACCACTTCTATGTATTCTGAGTTTTTCTTTTACGCCGTATGTGTTTGATGGGTCGTTACCTTGTATAGACAAAAATTGACCAGCAAATTGCAAACTTGATTCACCACTAATAGTAGTGCTACCACTTGCAGTTAGCACGTTGTTATTAGTCATTCCAGAAACGCTTGTGATTGTACCTCCACCAATTTCAACCATAGCATTACCATCACGTATATATAGTTTATTACCGCTATAATCGTATGCTAATTCATATTCAGTAAAATCTGTATGACTAGGTGTACCAGACCCACGTCTGACTAATATAGTATTATCTACTGCCATGTAATTCCTCTATTAAAATGTTCCGCCATTGATAGTCGCACCTGTAATTGCAGTTGCTGCGACTGAACCAAATTTAGCATTACCCAATGTTCCAGAATATGTTTCACTAGAAACAGTTGCATTAGGAATAAATTGGAAAGTATTATCGTCTTCATCCATACCAAAGAAACCTGTTCTATGTTGAGCACTAATTCCTGTATGCCATTTAAATTCAATACCTCTGTCTTTACCATCATCGCTAGTAGCATTACCTGCTCCACCTAATGTAAAAATTGGGTCTTCTATTGTTACTACAGTAGAATCCACTTGAGTAGTAGTTCCCTTTACCTGCAAATCTCCTTCAATAGTAACTTTTTTGTTATTATCAATGGTCATTGCAGTTGCTGCAGTTTCACTATTACCTACTTTAAATAAAAGTTTTGTAGCATTAGAACTAGTCGTAAATTCTGCTGCTGCAATAGCTTCAATGCTAGCTGCTAATGCTCTAGCATCTTGTGTGTCACCTTCATCAGGTGCTCCAAAATCTATAGCACCCAATACATCGCCTGCTACTACAGTTGCTTCACTAGTGTATAATCTTAATCTACCACCTAAACCTGTTTTAATTTGTGTGTTTGCTGTAAGGTTTAATGCCTGCTGAATATTCATTCCGCCACCTGCACCAATAGTAAAAGCTAGATTTCCTCCACTATGTTTAAAATTATCTGCTAATACATTTGTACCAGCTAAATTTGTTGTACTTAAAGTACCAGCAGTTAATGCCCCTGGTATTGCTACAGCTCCTGTTCCAGCTGTTACACTAAATACTGCAGCTCCACTATTATGCGAAGTTGAACCATCTACTATAAAGTCAACATCTGCTCCACCATCTCCAATAATAACTTGGTCCTGTGTATCATCTTTAATTTTTAAAAATACAACAGAATTAGAACTTAATCTAATTTCATTGTCAGTTTCAAAGTCTATGTAATGGTCATCGTGTGCACTACCAAGTCTCAAATCAGCATTATATATACCAGTAATACTTGTTTGTTGGGCTGCAACATCTAAGTTATTTCCAGCATATGTTAAACCTGTACCTGCTGTATTAGAGTTCAACATAGAACCTTCAACAGAATTAGCTTGAATTGTTGCTGCTCCCCCTGCTGCTATATGAACATCTCCACCTGTTACTCCAGCATACACCGCATCTTTAAGATTGCCAAATGTAACTTTTTTTACAGTACCA